GCGCGGCCAGCAGGGCATTGAACTGGGCCTGCGTGGGGGCCGCGCCCGCATCGGCGATGGTCGGCTTGGACGTCCCGTCCATGAGGGCGGGCGAGTTGGACAGGACTCGCAGCTGCTCCACGTCCTGTCCGTCGGTGCGCGCGGCTCCGCTCTTCGTGAGCGTGACCTGCTTGACGACGCCGCCCATTACGGCAGCGCCGCGAACGTGACCTTGACGAAGGCGGCGGGGGTGTGGACCGCTACGTTCGCCCGCCGCTCGGCGAGGATGACCAGCGTGTTGGCCGTGAAGTAGTCCGCGTGCGAGTCGGTCATCAGGATCGTGATGCCCTGCCGCTCCCACAGGGTGGCGCCCATGCGGTAGCCGCCGAGGAGCGCGGTGCCGGCGGCCATCGCGACCGAGGTCACGACGGTAAGACCCCAGATCCGCATGGGCGCGCCCGAGTCCGTGACGCTCGTGATGACGCGGAACTGGCCGTTCGCGTCGGTGTCCAGCTCCACGTCCTGCCAGTCGAGCGGGTTGAGGACGATCGCGTCCGGCGGGTACAGCGCGAGTTCGCCCTGCGTCTTCGCCTTCCGGATCGTGATCAGCTTCGAGTCGGTGTTGCCCGACGGAGGCTGGTAGGTGCCGATGCCGGAGGTCGTCAAGATCCCCTGCATCTGCGTGCTGCCGTTGCCGGTAAGGATCTCGCGGTCGAGCTTGTACTCCAGGCCGTACGTCAGCCGGCCGTTGATGTACCCCATCAGCTGGCTGTTGTCGTCCGCAGTCTGCCTCGTGATCGGCACCCAGTGCGCGACCGTCTTCAGCGTCGTGGTGATCAGGTCGAAGGTGAACGGGCCACTCTTCGGCTTGTCCGCGCCTTCGGCCACGACCGCGGCCGCGTTCCACGTCGACTGCGGGCCGGAGGTGTCCCGCATGTACTCCAGCGTCGTGCCGTCCGATGTCTGCCGGTCGAGCAGGTTCGCGATGAGCAGGGGGAAGTCGGGGTTCTGCGGGATGATGCCCGGCTGCCGGTTGTTCTGGGGGAGCAGCGTGCCGGTGGTGACGGTGCCGGACGGCGCCGCACGGAACTCGCTGCCGTCGAACCTGAACTTGCCTGACTTCCCGTTGGCACGGAAAGTCTCCAGCGCCGCGCTGCGTACGAACGCCTCGGCCACGGTGAGCGGGTGCGGGTTGCCCTGGTCGTCGGGCTGGTGCCCGGGTTCCTGCCGCTGACCGCCGCCCTGCGGGGCGGGGTCGCCTGCGGGGAGCGCGGCGCCGAGCAGGTGCCGGCGCGCGGCTTCACGCTGGTTGGCCAGTTCGATCTTGCCGGTGATCTTCTCGGCGCGCTGGATCAGCTCAGCGGGGTCGCCGTCGTAGTTGTCGTCGGCGAGCAGGCGCAGCACTTCGTCGCGCTGCTCGGTGAGGGTGGGAGCGCCGCCCTTGATCGGGTAGATCGGTCGGCCGTCGCGGCGGCGACCGATGGGGCGGACGCGAGGCAGGTGGCCCATCACGTGTCCTTCCGGTCCGTGGACGGCGTGCAGCCGCCCAGAGATGTCTGGGTGCTGCGCTCCGTCTTTCACGGCCGGTGGTGCGCGCCCGGCAGGTGCCCGCGGCTGTGACGGCCGGTGCGGGCGGCCCGGCTGATGGTCAGGGTACGGAGATCAGCCGGGCGGCAAGCGGGGTACGTGCGTGTCGCTCAGCGGCTCCCGCCCGCGCTCACGAGCCGGAGCCGCGCTGCCGCACGGGCCCGCCGCTCCGCCGCCTGCTGCTCGCCGGCCAGGCGCTCGCGCTCGACGCGCACCTGCTCCGCCAGCGGGTCCGGCTGCGCCTCGGCGAAGAGCGCGCCGAGCGCGGCCCGCACCGTCTTGAGCTTCGACCCGGGGACCGCAGCCATCCGCGCCGTGATCTGGCTCGTCTCCACCAGCCGGGCCCCCTTGATGTTCTTGACCTTCTCCTTGTAGTCCTCCTCGGACAGCTCGGCGAGCTTCTTCCAGTCCGGGAGGTCCGTCCGCACGAACCCCACGGACAGTTCGGACGCGCTGCCGCTGCGGGCCATGGTGCGGGCGTCCCGGCCGGCCGCCGTGTCGTCGTACCGGCCGGAGATCCACAGGTGATCGGACCGTTCCTCGGCGGAGAAGGTCCCGATCGGGCGGCCGGGGTCGTGCATGAAGAGCAGGGCGTAGGAGCCGCGCAGGCCGCCCTTCTTGAAGCTGCCGGGGTGGAAGGTGGTGCCGTAGCTGTCGACCACGTTGAAGCGGCAGGCCACGCCCTCGAAGGTGCCATCGTCGCCGTCGGCGACGCGCCACTCCACCGTGTCCAGGGCACGGAACTCCAGGTCGGTCATCGTGTCCTCCGGCTGCGGCAGGTCTGGGCGTGGGTACGTGCCGCGCGAAGGTCGGCGACCGGCACGGCGGCGATGCGCGCGGGCTGCTGCACCCGGCAGTACGGGCACTCGATCATGGCGACGTTCATCGGCCGGTCTCCTTCTTCATGTGGTGCTCGGCGTACTGCTCGGCGACGGCGTCCATCAGCGCGCGGTGAGCTGGGGACAGGGCGGGCGCGTACCGGTAGGTGGCGGTGCCGTCCTGCTCGCGGTCGAGGGCGTAGACGATCCGGCCCGCCGCGAACACCAGCGTGGCGGGCAGCGTGCCGTCGGGGGTGCGGAGGACGGCGCCGCGCTGCCCGTCGTAGGGGCCGCGGCGGACCTCGGCGAGCGGCACGCCCGGCGGCCGGTACGCTCCGCGGTACTGCGGGTACTCGGCGGCCTGGAGGATGCACGGCACCTCACCGCGCAGCAGGGTTGCAGCCATCGGTCAGTCCTCCTTCGGCGCGACCCACGCCGCCGGGTCGTGCTTGTCGTCGTAGTAGTGCGGCATCACGATGGGCCCCCGCCGCAGGCTGTAGCCGACGACGGCGCCCGGCGGCATGTGTGGGTTGCCCGTCGAGAGGTTGCCGCACATGCCGCACGGGTCGCCCTCGTGGCGGCCGTGCTCGCACCGGTCGAGGTCGAGGAGCACGCCTGCCAACTCGCGCCACCGGGCCATGCCGGGCGCCTGCTCGTTGCGCTCCAGCGCGTGCCCGATACCGGCCAGCGTGGCGGAAACCTTGGCGTGGAGCGGCGAGTACATCACCCGCTCGGCCACGTGCAGCGCCGCGTTCGCCTCGGCGGTCCGGGCGAGGTGACGTTCTACGGCGGTCAGCGCTTCGGCCGCCTTCTCCAGCTCGCGGCGGAGGTCCGCCACAGTCGGGTGGGTCATGGGTCAGTCTCCGAACTCGTAGGTCAGGCAGCAGCGGCAGTTGATCGTCTGCGAGGCGGGTGCGGTGGGATCGCCGGGCCAGCGGCAGCCGGTGGCGGTGAACAGGTCGTCCAGCGGCGCCGTGTGCCCGCTGGCGGCCCGGTGGGTGGCCCGTGTCCGCGCATCGTCGGTCGCCTGCCAACGCTTCCGCGTCGCTCCGGCTTCCACGGCCGCCCGGTGGCTCGCCGCGTTGTACGCGCCGACCGTCTCCGTCCGCGCGATCATCGTCGCCCGGTAGTCGGACAGGTCCGCGAACACGCTCTGGAGCCGGGCCCGCAGCTCGGGCACGGACTCGCCCGCGGTGATCCCGGCGGCCAGCACCCGGCTGCGGATCACGGCTTCCGTGGTCGCGGTGACCCGGCCGGCGAGGTCGGCCACCCTCGCGTCCAGCTCCTTGCTGACGCCCGGGTCGTCGGTGTCCGGCTCCTCCTCGGCGACGGCGGCGCCGCCCCGGCGCCACGCCCGCTCGACCACCGGCCGCAGCAGTTCGCCGGTGCGGCGCCGCCAGTAGGCCCGGTCGAACAGGTCGCGGATGCCGATGCGCTGCTCCCAGCCGTCTGGGCCGGCCGCGAGCTTCAGGGCGGTCATGCCGGTGGCCGGCACCTGCTCCGGGTCGGGCACGGCCAGGCACACGCCCTCGGCGGCCAGGGTGCGGGCCTCGCGCTGCACCTCGGCCAGCCACTCGGCGGAGCGCTGCGGCTTCTTCATCAGCCGGTCGAAGTCGCGCAGGACCCGCTCGCGCTGCTCGGCCGCCAGCGCGCGCACCGCCTTCCGGCCGGCCGCCTCCAGCTCCTCGTACGCTGCGGCGGCGCTGGCCACGGTCGGGCCGCGGCGGGCCTCCACCGTGGCCGGAGCGGACCGCGGCGGGGCAACGACGATCACGGGACGCGCCGCCGCGGCCTGCTCGGCCCAGGCCAACGCTCGCTGGAGCGCGGCCGGCGACACGGCATCGTCGTCGCGCACCGCCTGCACGCGTTCCAGCAGAGCCGACAGGTCGGCCCGCCCTTCCGCCCCGGCCGCGCCCGGCACCGGCGCGAACTGCGCCCGGTACGGCGTCAGCGTCATCGCACCGATCCCGCCCGGCAGCGGCGGCAGCCCGACCGCCCCCCGGCCTTCATCCACGGTGTAGACGTCGGTGTACATGTTCTCCCGGACCCGGCCGGCCACCGCGTCCTGGCTCTCCTGCAACGCCTCAACCTTGTCGAGGGCGAACGCTGCCTCCTCGGCATCCGACGGCAGCAGCACCCGGTCGACCTCGGAGGCGATGATCTCCAGCTGCGGAGCGATCGTGTCCGACCACAGGTAGGTCTTGGCCTGCTGCTTGTTCTCGTACGTCGAGCCGCCCAGCAGCAGATCCCCCGGCACGCCGAATGCCAACATCACCTCGGACGCGGAGTGCATGCGGGTCTCAAGGTAGGCGACCTCCTCAGCGGTCAGCCCGAGGCGGACGTAGTCGAGTCCCTTGCCCTGCGACCCGGGCGGAGAGGCGACCATGAGGGTCTTCCCGGCGTTCCGCGGTCCCTGCATGGTGGAGCGCCACGATGCCTGCGTCTGGGCGAACTGCTCCGGCGCCATTTCGCCGACGTACACCACGGCGGACGGCTGCGCCCCGTTCTCGAAGCTGGAGCGCTGCCACTCGCGGGCGAAGGCGTCCACGTCCACCGCGTGCCGGGCGGCCTTCCACGGGGCGATCGAGTGCAGCGGGTGGAACGGGTGTGGGAACCGGAGCCACAGCACCTCGTCGGGCAGCATGGGCACGCGGATGCCGTCGGCCCGGTTCAGGACGTAGCCGATCACGTCGGCCGGGGTCGGGTCGTCCTCCGGCCGCTTCGCCACGTACACCTGTACGTCCTCGTACAGCGGGTACACCGCGACGGGGTTGGCGGCCGGGGCGAGGCGGTCGCCGCGGTCGAGGAACACGAACGCCTGGCCGGCGAGCTGGAGCTGCTGGAGCACCGCGCTCTTGAACGCCCGGGCGCTCATGGACGGGTTGGGGCGCTTGTTGAACAGGTGGGCGGCCCAGTGGCCTTCGATGAGCTTGCCTGCCGGGTTGCGGACCACAAGGTCCACGGAGCTGCCGTTGCTGGCGATGGCGTCCACGCACCGGTAGGCGACCGCGGAGTGGTGCCAGCCGCGGGCTTCGGCGTCGACGTCGAGGGTCATGGTGGTGCTGGCGCCGGCGAGCGTGACGGAGCGGCCGGCGCGCAGGGTGTCGAGCGGCGGTCCGGCGCGGCGGCCGAGCAGCGCGTCTCGTACGGCGGTGAGGCGTCCCACCGGGTCTCCCTTCACAGGACCGCGGCGTAGTTGCCGGCGGGGGTGAGCATGAGGTCGGTGAGCGCCCACACGAGAGCGTCGAGCCGGTCTGGTGAGTCGTCCTGCCCCGGCACCCAGGTGGACATCTGGTCCTCCAGGTCGCTGGAGCGGACCACCAGGTGGGCGGCGTGCTGCTCGAACAAGGCGGCCACCGGCTCCGCCCTGGACTGCTTGCCGCGGGAGGCGTGGACGGCGCGCACGTTGACGGTGGGGTCGATCTGCCGTAGTGCGAGGGTGATCCAGTCGCCGCCGTTGTTGACCTCCACGACCACGGCGTCCGCGTGGTGCTGGTGATATGCCTGCACGGCGCGGCGGACAGCGTCCAGCGGGGGCATGCGGCCGGACAGGTCGTCGAGGACGTACCCGTGTTGTCGGGCGGTGCCGTTGCGGTCGGGGATGAGGCCGGCGGCGCGGCCGGCGACGATGATGCCCATCTCGTCCGACTCGTCTCCGGAGGATGCGGCCGGGTCCACTGCGACGACGACGCGGGACATCGGCGGGGCCGCGCCTACCCGGGTGGCGTCGAGGAGGGCGTACGACCACAGGGCGCCCTCGATGTCCGTCAGCAGCTCCCCGTCCAGCTCCTGCCGCTCCAACCTCGTCCCGGCGTACTGCTCGGTGAGCTTCTGCCGCATGCCCTCGGGCAGGTGGTGGGCGTCGCGCGTCCGGCCCCGGGTCAGGACTGTGTCCGGCCGGGCCATCAGGTCGATCAGCTCGCGGCGCGGCTTCGGGGTGGTGGACATGACGAAGTGCGGGCGGTCGCCGAGGCGGAGGCCCATGGCGGCGTGGGTGAGGGCGGGCCCGAGGCGGCGCATCGCGGCGGCCTCCTCGAAGGCGTACAGGCAGCGGTTACCGCCGGACCGCAGGCGTTCCACGTCGTCGGGGGTGTGTGCCCCGAAGATGCGGGCTTCGGCGCCGGACGGCCAGCGGACGTGCGTGCCGCCCACCGTGGTGCGCAGGACCGCCCGGGGGTCGTGCGCCCGGATGCCGGAGGGGCCGTTCACGAAGGACTCGACCGCGTCGCCCTGCGTGGGCGCGACGATGCCGATGCGGTGGCCGCCGGGGGTGCGTGGGTCGCAGGCGGGTCCGTTGACGTGCTCGACGACGTACCGGGATGCGCCGTCGCTCTTGCCGGTGCCGCGGCCTCCCATGAGGAGCCAGGTGCCGTGCGTCTCGACCTCGGCCGGGCAGACCTGCCAGGGGTACGGGGTCCACGAGTCCCAGCGGCGCTGCCAGACGCGGGCGGCGAGTGCGCCCTCCAGCAGCTCCAGTTCGTCGGGGGTCATGTCGGGCAGCTCGGCGCGCAGGTCGTCGAGGACGGTCACGGCGCACCACCGGTCGGGTCGTCGCCGGAGAGCTGGGCGGCGAGGTCGAGGATGCGGGCGGTGCGATCGGCGCTCACCTCGGCCTTTAGGCGGGCCGGGGCGTCGAGGCCGAGGAGCTTCCGCCGGGATTCGGAGACGCGCAGGAGCCGGTCGATGGCGGCCAGGACCGGCGCGTCGTCCGGCAGCGGCTCGCCGTTGAGGCGGATGACCTTGCCGTTGGAGACGGTGACGTGCTCGCGCTCCAGCACGGCCATGGCCGCCTCGTACAAGGCGTCCAGCCGTTCCAGCTCCAGGGCGCGGGCGTCGGCAGCGGCCTCGGCGACGGTCGCGCGAAGGGCGCGCTGAACGGCGTCGTGCGCACTGCCCTGCGAGATGCCCAGCGCTTCGCCGATGGCGCGGTAGGACTGGCCCCGGGCGCGGAGCCGGGCGGCTTCTGCGTCGCGCTCGGCGGTGTCGGGGCTGCGGGTGAAGCGGCCGTCCCCGCCACGGGGCGTTCCGCCGGTCTGGCGTTCCGCCGGGGTGTCGTCGTTGGGCATGGGTGCGGCCTCCTTCCTGCCGGGAGGGTAGGTCGGAGGCCGCGGGTGCTGCTGGGGGTTGCTGCGTGTCGCCGGGGGGTCAGCGGGCTGCGGGGTCGGTGCCGGGGTCTCCGGCGGCCAAGCGCTCGGGCTGGCGGCAGCGGTTCCAGTCGCATGGGGTGCCGGGCTCGGTGTGCCAGCACTGGACGCCGGGGTCGTCGTCGGGGTCGGCGAGGTCGCGGCGGAGCTGGTCGAGGTCGTCGCGGGCCTCGGCGAGGTCGTTCTCCAGGGCGGCGGCGGTGCGGCGGGCCTGCTCCAGGTCGGCGCGGAGGGCGTCAAGTTGGTCGTCGGTGATCTCGCTGGCGGTGGGGTGCTGGGTCATGCGGCTTCCAGGGTGAGTTGGGTGCTGGTGGTTCGCGGGGCGCCTGTGGGCGGGCGGGTGCGGCGGCGGGCGGACTGCTGGCGCATCCAGCGGCGGCAGGCGGGGCAGGGCGGGGTGTTGGTGCGCAGTTCGAGTTCGTAGGCGGCGCGGTTGCCGTGGTTCATGGTGGCGAGGCGGTTGAGGCGGCGGGTGCGGACGCGGGTGGCGTGGGCGGTCTCGCAGGTCTCGCAGGTCTGGGCGAGGGCGCGGTGGCGGCGGACGGCGGTGTCGGTGCCGCACTGGCGGTCGGCGTCGTCCAGGCCGCCCCACACGCCGGTTTCCTGCCCCTGCCAGGCGGCTTCGGCGCAGTCGGTGCGGGCGGGGCAGCGGCGGCAGAGGG